TGACCCGCTTATGCTTCACAGTGAATCGCATCGAACAGTGTGCAGAGCACAGTCGGTGCGTCGTAGGTACGCGCCTGTATCAGCGCTTCTTGTAGTAATTCGTCAGTCAGTAGCCTGCGGTTGAGGAACCGCAACGCTAGGTCAGGTTGTTCGGGGTAAACCGCCTCGCTGATCTGCTCAAGTAGGAAGTCGTAGTTCCCCACCATCGCGTCGTATATGGCATCGATCAAGTCCTCGGTCTGCCAGTAGTCATCGTCCTGCCATGTACCGAAGTACTTGCTATCGACTTGCTTGTTGTGTGTAGTGGCATCGCCATACACGCCATAGTTAGACCACCATCCAGTGTTGTACTTGTATGTCTTGTACTCAGGCACAGTAGGGTCACGATCAGTAGGCAGGCTATCCCACACCACCTTGAGCACTGCCTTGGACAGTGCCTCGAAGTGCACGATGTCTAGGTTCTCTTGGTCACCATGCTCACTGTAGTAGCCCACGCTGATGTTGGTGCACTCGGGGATGATGTCTGTGAACTCAGCAGTGTCGGTGTACACGCCAGTGTCATCAGGTGAGTACATCAACGTATCGTCAAAGGCATTGAGGTCATTGGCCAGTGCCTCACAGAACACATCGGATGCACAGCGACCCATACCCTGATGACTGATGACGCTGTCGATACCCCGCCTGTCGAACGCAATAGCCCGATCAAACTGAGCAAGCAAGTCTGTGTGATGCGTAGCGATGTGCTTAGCCCCGATGCCACCGCACTCCTCGCCTTGAGAGAAGATGTAGTAGCCCTTGACGTCAGCATGTATCAGGTGCATGAGCATGGCCACACCCGCACCATCGTCAGCACCGAGAGGAGCGCCATCGGCATACCAGTGAGTCGCAGTCTTCCTGATCTTGTTAGCACCAACCTCTTTGTGTACTGTATCAACGTGAGCGATGAACAGGGTTTTGCTGCCTGCTATGCGGTTGTCGATGTGTAGGTTGCCTGCACCATCCACAGATGTGAATGACTTAAGCTCAGCAGGTAGTGCGTTGAACAGCCACTCGGTGAAGTCCGAGACGGCAGGGGTATTGTGCGGACGCTTGACAGACAACGCACGAGCTAGGGTTTTGTGTAGTATTGATTTCTTGTTCATGTTCATTCTCCTTGTGTTTCTAAGTATTTGTTTGCGATCTCGTTGGCTTGTGCCATGAGTGCACTGCACAGTTCATTGCGTAGGATGCGGTTGAACTCTGCTCTGTCCACACTGTTGACGAACTCTTGTAAGAAGATGCGCTCGGCGTGTAGCTTGTGGCCATCGTGGGTGTATGTCAGGCTGACTGTGACCTTGTCCATGGCGATGGTGTAGTCCCATAGCATCTGTACATTCCACAGCATATCCATCGTCAGCATCGTAGGCACAGGCTCGTCCTCGGCATCGTCCTTGTCAGCAGTTACGTCAGCTATCTCTTGCGGGATGTAGTCATCATGGTAACGCTCGCCCTTGTACTCGGTGAACTTGTCGCAGTCGTCAGAGTACCAGTTGCAAGACTGAGCGCACTGCCATCCGTCCTCGGTCAAGCCGTACTCATCGGTGTCCTCGAACCTACAGATACGCTCATCTTCCATCAGATACCAATCACCATTGATCTCAACGGCCTCATCCATCGGGGCGTACTCACCATTCTCAAGCTCAACGATCTCGTTGTCATCGAGGTAGTCCACATCGTAGTACTCGCTCTGCGAGTCGACATATACAGTGTTGTCGTTGTGTACATAGTACTGATTGCCTCGTCTGCCGTACACATAGGTGTAGTCGTTGTTAAGGCACGACTCACAGACACGAGTATCCTCACCGCGTCCTATCCAGTAGCCGTCATCATCAGAGGTGCGGTCGCCACAGTCCTCGCAGTCAAAGGAGTTCTCGTCCTCCTCATCGTTGGTGGGATACCCGCCAGTGTTCTCGCATATCCATGAACCATCCGAGTCGATCACAAGCCAACGCTCATGCTCGTTGACATCAACGTGACGCTCACCGCCATCAAGGTAGGGTGCGAGGAACGCATCCCTTGCAGGGTGATACGCTAGCTTCTCGCCATCACGCCAGTAACCCTCCTTGGTATAGCCCTGCTCCTTGAGCCACGTATCCATGCCGTCATCCGTCTGACTGTAGCTTGACTCGTTGGATGGGCGTAGATAACTGCGAACGAAATACTTGACGCCATCCATAGGGCTTGTCATACATAGAGCACGACCCATCGTCACATCACCCTCGACACGAACCGCCATGTGCCAGCCATACTTGGGGTCATACGCCTCGTAGGGGTGACGAGTCACGCCATCATCACAGCGTACGCCATTGCCCTTGTCCCATACCATGCACGACTTCGGCCCACGATGTAGATGGTAGATCATCTCGGCGGTAGTGTGTACGAGTTGGAAGCGGGCTGATGAACCATGGCGTGAGACAAGATCACGAATGATGTGATCGGGTAAGTCGAAGTGTCTGTTGAGATACTTGCCAACCGATGTGACAGTCTGAATATCTTTCTGACCCTTGACTTCGTTCTGTGTGTAGGCAATCTTTGAGCGATCACCTTGGGATACATGAGGCCACTCAAGGAACAACTGTTGCCAGTCATAGGGACGAGCGAGCAGGACTGCTGCCTCGATCACAGAGTGCAGAGGATAGCGCTCAACCTCACGAACAATCCACTTACGTGCATCGTGCTCAGCCTCAAGTCGCTTGAACTCCGTGTCATCGCAACGCGTCCATGCTCGTCTGAGGTTAGCGTGAACCGCACGCACAGCGTATCGTGCCTTGGCAAAGTTGTCCCACATAGTGATGGGGTCGTATGTATTGTTTGTTGTAGTCATTGCTTTCTCCTTTATAAAATCGGGTCACTGTGACCCGTTAGTTGGTTGCTTCACTTACAAAATAGTCGAACACCTGATACGCCAAGCCGTACGCCCCGATGGTGTACATCCCTAGCCACAGGTATCCAACCCCGAACTCATCAAGTCCTGTATATCCCACGTACACCATTGCCATACATAGCGCAGTGAATATCAGGTTTGCTATCTTTGCTGTCTTCGTTTTCATTTCATTCTCCTTTGCTTTCAGTTACTACATATCCCTTACTCTCAGCTAGCTTCTCCAGTGCAGGCAAGCAAGCCATGTACGTCTCTTCACTATCGAACTGCGCTACTTGATGAGCGCCTGCCTTAGCTTCAAAGTAAACTGTGATGCGTGATGCTTCTTCCTCGTACAGGTCAACGCAGTCACCCACATTGCTTACTTCGATGATGGTTTGGCGTTTGCCATTCGCCCAGAAATGCACAGGCATATCCTGTGGCATCTCATTCAGGGCTTGGATTAGTTCAGTTACTTTCATTTCATTCTCCTTTGGTTGGTTGTGGTGTGTCGTAGTCTGCCCACTTCTCATAGGCTCTCTCGAACAGGGGTGCGAAAGCGTTGAGCAGAATCTTTTCATTGTCTTTATCTGCTCGGTAGTATGCGAGGGCGATAGCGTTAGCGAATCCTCCCTCTCTAGTTTCAAGGTACTGCGCTGCTTTGTGTAGTTGTGCGTCTGTTAAGTAAGTCATTTAGTTTCTCCTTGTTGAACTTCGTCAGTGATTTGCACAGCCACGAATGGACGCCATGCAGGGCTTACTGTGTCTCTGTAATGCAGAGCTTCTTGTAGGTTATCGAACACCTTGCTCGATAGTGATAGCGCTTTCTCGGTACTAGGTTGCGTACCCATTACATAAAATTTCATTTACTTACTCCTTGATGTGAACATTTCCAATGACATGGCTTCGCGTGAGAACACAGTGCCTGCGCTGTTGTAGAAGTTGATACATATCTGCGGGGTTACATACGAGTGATCTATGTACGCCTCGATGTACCCTCCGTTCGTGCCGATGTTGATGACGGCACTCTTTGCCTCGTTGTCTAACGTATCTACTGTTAGTTCTAATTTACTCATTGCTTTCTCCTTAAGTTACAAGTGCCGTGTGATTTCAAGGTAGGGTGCGACTGCCACACGGCGAAGCAGTCACACTTTCGGGTCACAGTGACCCGTTTTTATTTAGCCCATGCCACGTTGCTGGCACAGGCTCGTCTTCATCTAGTACATCCATCAGGTCAAGCGCATACTTGATCTGTCTAACCTTGGATTCGTTGTCCTCATGCGGGTCAAGCTCTTGCGCTTGCTCAGCCATGGCTAAGTCTTTGAGGGTTCGGTTGCGTAAGCGGGTCAGTTGCTTGGCGTGAAGGGGTGCAGGGACTAGCCTCTCGAAAGGGATTTTGATTTTCGCCTTTGGCTTGCGTTCGATCTGCTCGAACAGGTCAAGCACCCGCCCCTTGATTTTCGCGGGTATCCAATCAGTCCAATGCGTGCCGTCATTGGGTAGGTCTTTGTCTGACGCAACCATGGTTGGTGTCTTTCGATCTTGCTTGCAGTGGTTCACCATGCGAGCCTTCAAAGAATTCAACACAGTCAGGTACGCTTCCAAGGCTTCGCGCCTCTCATCATTTTCGCTACCTTTATATCGCAACATACCTTGCACGTTGTCACGCTCAGCTTCAAGGGGTGACATGAACTCCCTCCAGATTCTTTTTAATTGAATCGTCCTAGCGTTCTCAGACTTGAGCAACGCCTGTTGTTCTGCGACTGTCTTTTTTATAAACTCAGCCTGCATCGGTGGGGTTTTGCGTGCCACGAGTCGGGCGTGAAGCTGGTTCGGGGTCAGTTTTATGTAATGTTTGTAGGGGGTATCCATGATTTTCGCTTTCTGAGGGGTGAGGTATCCATGAACTTTCGCAACTATCCGCAAGGTCAGACACTCTGCAGACCGCATGAACGCTAGTGTACAGGTAAAAGTGTCCAAGTATCTATCTGTTTTGAGAAATGCTTTCACTCTACAAGGTTTGCAGGGCTGGCCGAGCTTGAGAAAATATACGCACATATATAGAGACACTCCTATATATAAATATATATTTAAAAAGATAGATAGATGGACAGTTTTTCAAGGACGCCAGTATTGATGCGGGTTGGCGGGTGTCTGACCTTGCGGATAGTCGCGAAAATATGGATAGGTAGTTTTTCGCTATGATTTTCGCCTTTCAAGATTTTCGGGTCATCGTGACCCGAATTTCGGCTCGTGCTTCCATGTCTTCGATGCGTCTAAGCATGAAGGTACGCTTGGCATCACGCTCGATCTTCTCCATGTACTTGGGGCGTTGCTCGTTGTTCCACTTAGCGAGCGCGACTTCTTTGGGTGAGTAGTGTTTGAATTTGGACATGAGGTTCTCCTTGGGTTTAAAAGTTGTTGGTAAGTATCTCGATGACTTGCTCATCGTTGCGCTCGCGTAAGGCTTCGATGAGTTCCTCGTTCTCAAGCGCGATGCTTGGGGCTATGCCGTGCTCGTTGCAAAGGGCGTTGAATTGGTTTTGTGTCATGGTGTTCTCCGAAAATTAAAAAGGTTAGACAAGAAACGAAACACCGAGAGAAGCTCTTTCTCTCGGGTTCGCAGAAAAAATCGGGTCACAGTGACCCGAAAATCATGCAACGAGAGCTTTCAGGGCTTTGCGTTGCTCGGCGGGTGTGAGTTTGCCAAAGGCTTCGATGATTTTCGCAACAGGGTCAAGCGGTTCTTTCCTTGCGCTCGAAGTGCTACGCGTAACACCCTTGAGCATATTGATGACGTCACGCACTACAGTCTTGGTTGATTCGTACTTTGGGTTGCTCGTGATGAGTGACACCTTGCCCGTGACGTCATGCACCTTGAAACCCTCCTTGCCCACGCCCATTTTCTCGCAAGCCCATTCGATCACTATCGGGCGACATTCCTCAACGGACGCGTAACCCGCATCTTTCATGCCTTGGATGAGCGCGACCCTTGAATCAGCGAATGTGTTGAGAACTGTAAATGCTTTGGTTTTGTTTGACATGGTTTTTCTCCTTGATGTCGTTGTTGTCTCGGGGCGAATCCCTGAAACTGTCTCCATTGTGCGGTGGCCCCTGTTTGATCGCCCTCGATGCCCGCTTTTTCGGGTCATTTTGACCCTGTTTTTGGCTTTTTTGACCCTGTTTTTGGCTTTTTGGCGACCCCACCATACCCCCACCAAGCCATATAGACGATGCCCCCTGCCGTCACATACGAACACTGTTTCATAACCGCAAAACAAACTTTGTAATAACTTAGTACTAATTACCCCACCCCTAAAAATTTTATAAAAATTTAGAAATACCTATGTCTAACGTTAGACAACACTAAATAAAAAAAGCCCCGACCTTGCGAGCCGGGGCAAAGATGGCAACTGATACCATCAAGGAGAAAGCAAGCGCTTGCGCACCCACTCGATTTGAGTGTACATTATCTACATCGCAGGTTCAAGGGCTTATGCGCAGAATGTTAGATCACTTAATCAATTTCGAACCCGAGGTGCAGGAGCATCAGGGTAATTTCGTCCCCATGGATAAGACAGATCCATCGGACGTGGTAGACGGCATGGCCAAAACGGTTGACTGGCTCAAAGAACTGGGCGCAGTGGACACAGATACTTTGGTCAATGAGGCGCAAAGCCAAGCAGCACGTACTGCTTTCACGAACATCGTCACCGCCAAACCTGCGGAAATCACGCATACCTCTCTGGCTAATATAAAAGTGCCAGAGGCTGTCCAGAGGTTAGTGGGACTGCTTTCAGCCTATGACTGGGAATTTGTACAGCAGGCTAAAGAAATCAGAGGCTACACAGTGGCCAAGTTGGTGGAAGAGACGGAGCACCCCAACGCCAACATCCGACTCAAAGCGCTTGGCCTTCTGGGTAAGGTGACAGAAGTGGGATTGTTCACAGAGAAGATCGAAGTCAAGAAGACCGAGATGTCAGACGTTGAGCTTGAGAACCGTATTAAAGAAAAGCTCAACAGGTTCATGGGTGTTATAGATGTCATTGACGTGAGTGAAGAAAATCCCAATGAAGCGTGACGCTTTTACAACACTCAGTAAGATTGAGCTTGAGGCCATGCAGAAGGCGCTCCCCTATATGAGCGTGCAGGAGAAGATGGAACTCTTTGAGGACTTGGAACTTAGAGAGAAACGCGCTAGCCTAAAAGCTGCCAGTACCAACATGCTTGGATTTGCACAGGCGGTGTACCCCAACTTCAAAGTCGGCCCCCATCACAAGAAGCTTGCCAAGATATTTACAGACGTTGTTGAAGGCCGCAAGAAGCGCGTGATTATCAACATCGCGCCTCGTATGGGTAAGTCTGAGTTCTCGTCTTACCTGTTTCCTGCATACTTTTTAGGTAAGTATCCAGAGAAGAAGATCATCATGGGCACGCACACTGCGGGTCTGTCTGAAGACTTCGGGCGGCGCATACGTAACTTGATTGATTCTGATGAATACCGTGAAGTTTTTCCCCAAACATTGGTGGCAGATGACCAAAAGGCTGCCGGTAAGTGGTCTACAAGCGCTGGCGGTCAGTACTATGCTGCTGGTGTCGGGGGCGCTCTTGCTGGTC